AGAAAACCTATAAAGGGAAATGAAGTGGTAAATTATGTTATTGAATTAACCTTGACCATCTGGGCTGCGGGAACAGTACGCCTGATCAACAGGCAGGCTAAGTATGGTCTATATTGTGGATTAAGTTGTAACCTCAGTTTTATCACTTACTGGATCATCAATGGAAACTATGGTTTTCTATTGGGTGAGTTTTTCTTCACTGTAATTTATTTTTCAGAAATCAGACAAATGCTGGGAGGAGAATATGTTTCAAAGACAAAAAGATCTAGAGGCTGAAATGGTGGCCTTGGGGGTCAGAAGGTTCAGGGACGATAACCGGAAGGCCAAGCAAGGGAAACATGAATCTACTACTCCAGCAGGGGTTCAGTTCTTAAGGAAAGGTGTCGCTAAAATCGAGAAGAAGATCCACCAATTGAAGATAGCTTATGATTCAGGTACACCCTATAAATACCCTATAGATGCTGTGCAAAGACTCTTTGAATTACCGGAAGATGTCCTTGCCTTCCTCAGTTTAAAGGCCTGTGTGAACCATCTTTCTACACCTGTGAAACTGGTAAAGATAGCTAATGAACTGGGCTCCTTCTTAGAAGATGAGGCTAGGTTCAGGTTTTTTAAAAAAGTTAACCCAGCTCTCTATGGTGTCATCATGAGGGACTTGAATAAAAGGACCACCAATTACCGCAAACAGAAACGGGTTCTCATCCATTCTTCCCACAAAGCTGGATTGGAGTGGAAGAACTGGCTTCCTGGAAATAAGGTCAGGTTAGGGCAGATGATGGTGGAGCTTATTTGTGAGGCTACTGGCTTGTTTGAAATTAAATGTCACACCAGTACTGGAAAACAAAAAAGGAGAACTACTTTTTGGTTTGAAGCTACTGAAGAAGCCTTGGAATGGATAGATAGAAAGAATTCTATTTGTGAACTTTATAATCCTGTGAAGTTACCCTGCCTGATTCCACCTAAAAAATGGGATTCAGTATATACGGGTGGATACTACATCTACACCAATATGACCTTGGTTAAAACTATGGATGCAGGCTACTTGGAGATGTTAAATAAGCATGATCTGAGAGAAGTCAAACAGGCTGTCAATATTGTACAGGAAACAGGATGGAAGATAAATAGAAGCGTCTTTGAAGTGATGGACACCTTGTTCAGCTCTAAAGCCAGCTCTAAAGTTATCCCGGAATTCCTGGAACGCACCATGCCTGAGCCCTACCCTAAAAAAGGAACAAAGGAGGAACAAATAGAATGGAAAAGGCTGGCCTCTTTGATTCACGCTGATAACGTCAGGCTGAAAACTAAAAGGATACAGTTCAGCCAACTCATGTGGACTGCCAGAAAGTTCAAGGATGAGAAGGCATTCTACTTCCCACATACCTTGGATTTCAGGGGAAGGATGTATGCCAGTACGGCTTTCTTGAATCCACAGGGAGAGGACTCAGCTCGTGGACTCTTGGAGTTTTCTGTCGGTAAACCCTTGGGGCCATCAGGTTTTCCCTGGCTACAAGTTCATTTAGCAAATTGCTATGGATATGATAAGGTTTCTTTAGAGGACAGAGTTAACTGGGCTGAATTTCATGAAAGAGAAATTATTGAGATAGGGAAAGACCCTTTGAATAATAAGTGGTGGATGGATGCAGATAAGCCTTGGCAGTTCTTGAGGGCTTGTATTGACGTGTTTAATTACTACACCACCAGTGATCTATCAGAATTTATCAGTTACCTTCCTGTCACTGTAGACGGCTCCTGTAATGGCCTTCAGCATTTCACCGCAATACTCAGGGATGAGATTGGAGCTAAAGCTGTTAACTTGATTCCTTCAGATGAACCTGAAGATGTCTATGAGATTGTCAAGGAGAAGGTTGCAGAGAAGGTCAGGACTGATCCTGAAGCGATTGTCGCTCCTTCAGATATCAACAGGGCTTTGGTTAAAAGACCTGTGATGACTACTCCTTACGGGGCTACACTCTATGGGATGCGTGAACAAATCTATGAGGAACTCAAGAAACAACTGGATAAGGGAGTTGTGTTCACTACAATTTCCAAAGATAAAGATTTATGGGTATACTGTAGGTATCTAGCGAAACTCATTTATGAAGCTATAGGGGAAGTGGTGGTGTCTGCACGGGAAGGAATGGATTGGCTCCAGGAATGTGCCAGAGTTTTAAGCCGCGAGGATCGGCCTATATACTGGACGGTTCCCACAGGATTCATTATAAAACAAAAGTACCTGAAGCCTGTAGTCAAGCAGATTAAAACTGTTATAAACGGGAAACTAGCCTCTCTCTATTCAGCTCATGGTGATACCGGCAAACTGGATAAATATAGACAGACTAATGGAATAGCTCCTAATTTTATTCATAGTTATGATGCCTGTCACCTTATGAAAACTGTTATCAGTGCCTACACTGACATCCAGAGTTTTTCGGTGGTACACGATTCATTTGGAACTCACGCCTGTAACATGGAGCTTTTAAGTGAAGTCCTCAGAAAAACTTTTATTAAACTTTATAACAAGAATGATGTGCTTCAGAATTTTGCCGATGAGCAAACAGCAGGTCCTACAGTTTGTAAAACCATGATGCCAGAATTTCCGAAGTATGGCACGTTAAATTTAAACGAGGTGAAAGATGCAGAGTTTTTCTTCAGTTGACATGGCAAATGCCGATGTTCAAAAAGTTGCTCAAGGTATGATGGCAGTAGTGGACAGTTTAGCTAATTTCACAAAAGCAGAAAAATATGGTATTATAAGCTCAGTGTTCAACTGTATGTACAACAACAAGCTCAAACAAAGTAAGACAGTAGGTGATACAATGGAAGTGGTAGATCAAATGAGGTATGAATGTAAACGGATGAAGATCCCAGAATTCGGTGGAGCCGAAAGATACGTAATAGGAGAACTTTAATTATGGCTACTAATAAAAATCAAATACACGTAACACCTGTAGGAACTGCAGCTTGGCCTTGGTTGAACAAACCTGATGTTCGTTTCGATGCAGACGGTGTCTATCAGGTCAAGATGATCTTCAACAAGAAGGACATCAAACCCATTCAAGCTATTGTTGATCCACTGATGGATGGGGGAAAGCATAACCCTATCAAACCTGAGATGGATGATGAAAAGAACCTTACCGGTAACTACATTGTCCAGTTCAAAATGAAAGCCCGTGTCAAAACTAAGAATGGAGAGGAATTTACTCAAAAGCCTATACTCTTGGATACCTTGGGGAATCGAGTCGTAGATCAAGTTGGAGCGGGGAGCAAACTGAAGATTGCCTATCAGGCTATCCCTTTCAACCAAGGTGCAGGAGGAGTAACGATGCGTATGCAGAAGGTCCGTATTGTAGAGTTGGTAGAGTACCAAGATAAAATTGATTGGGGTAAGGATTCTGGTAGCTTTGTTGGGACTGCTGAAACGGCTCCCAAAGAAGAAGTAGCAGTAGCGGCTCATTATCCCCAAACTGACGAAAGTGAGGACTTCTAACATGATACCCTTCATTCTAATCAGTGCAGCACTTTATTTTTCTGGGTTAATAATTTATTCGGTGATGTAAAAATGGGAACATACGAAGAGTGGCACGAGATGGAGACAGAGGAGATAGCTAATAGGGTTCGCAGTTTGAACGATTCCACGCTCACACAGTTAATTGATAGCGTTACCGTTATGGTTGTTTCTGGTCACTATCCACGGGAAGCCTTTCCTGAAGTTCAGTGGTTGGGAAGGCTACTTTCCGATTTGAGAGTTGGGCAAAAAAATGTCACGGCAAACTAAGAAGAGATCAAGGTACAGGGGTATACGAGAGGGTTACAGAAGTGGCTTAGAGGAAAGCATAGCCATCCAGTTAAAGGCTTCTGGTGTAATCTATACGTATGAAAAGGAAAGGCTCAAGTATATCCCTGTACCTAAACATTACACTCCTGATTTTATTTTAATTGGGAAAAATAAAAAGATTTATATCGAAACCAAGGGTAGATTCTTAGCTAAAGACAGAACTAAACATCTACTCGTTCAATCACAATATCCAGAGTTAGACTTAAGGTTCGTTTTTACTAACCCGAATGCTAAACTTTATAAAGGGAGTAAAACAACTTATGGAGAATGGTGTATCAAATATGGATTTATATTTTCCAAAGGACGCATACCAGAAAGTTGGATCGGAGAGTGTATGCGTGGGTCATGAGCCGTGTCCCTCCTGCGGATCAACAGATAATTTAGCGAGGTACAATGATGGACACGCTTTTTGTTTTAGTGTTGATTGTGATCATTATGAGCGTGGCGATGGTAGTGCTCCTGACAATGGTGCAAAATTATCAACACGAGATAGCTTTCTTAAAGGACAGTATCAGGATTTATCAAAGAGAAAAATCTCGTCAGAGACTTGCAGAAAATTTAACTACAGTATCGGAGAGTACCAAGGAGCGAGAGCACATATTGCAAATTTCGTCAGAGAAGGAAAAGTTGTTGGACAAAAGCTCAGACTTAGGTCCAAGGATTTCCGCACTCTAGGTGACTGCTCTGGTCTCTGGGGGAAGCACCTGTGGTCTACTGGTAAAAAAATAGTTATAACAGAAGGAGAAATAGATGCTTTGTCTGTGGCAGAGTCTCAGAATTGCAAATGGCCCGTGGTATCCATACCCAATGGGGTGGGGTCAGCTATTAAAGCTGTGGCTAAGGATTTGGAGTGGCTCATGGGGTTCGATGAAGTCATACTCATGTTTGATATGGATAGTCAGGGGCAAACTGCAGCAGGGAAAGTTGCTGAACTCTTACCACCGGGAAGATGCAAAATTGCTACTACTCCCAGGAAAGATGCGAATGCTAGTCTCATCGAAGTTGGGGGTTCATCCATTGTTGATGCTATCTGGAGAGCTAGAGTATTTAGACCAGATGGAATCGTTGCTGGAGAAGATACATGGGATTTAGTAAACTGTCCGATGTCACCATCAGACCACGAGTATCCTTGGAGAGGACTAAATGAAAAAACACTGGGTGCTAGAAGAGGAGAAATTGTTACGTTCTGTGCGGGGACAGGTGCTGGAAAGTCTACTGCCGTCAAGGAAATTGCCTCATATTTTCTCTCTAAAGGAGAGACAATTGGCTATGTTGCTCTTGAAGAAAGCGTTAGACAAGCTGCCATAGACTTTATGAGTATCCATGCTAACAAGATGTTACACTTGGAGAAAGATTTAGATGAGAAATATTTTAGAGATGTGTGGGAGAGCGTTTTTGCTAGTAACCGTCTCTATCTTTATGATCACTGGGGTAGCATGGACCCTAACATATTATCTAACAGGATTAGATACCTTAACAGGGGTTGTGGTGTCAATTGGATCGTTCTTGATCACCTTTCTATTATGGTGTCAGGCGTTCAAGAAGGTGATGAACGTAGGCTTATAGATAACATAATGACACAG